CCAGAAACTCAACAGCAATTATTCCAAGGATGCACTAACGTAAAGCGTGGGATTGAGCTTTTGAATCAGGCTAGAAAGAAGTGTAAGCATCAACTAAATAATACTTGGCTAGTTTGCTACAACGCTGGATTAAAAGGGGGGTCTAAAATTAAACGTCCAACTAGTTTTATTTACTACAAAAAAGTTATGTCTCAGCTTAAAAATTAATAGATTTTTATCTTTAATTCTGCTAAAATAATCCTACCACTAACCGAGGAGTAGCATGAACAAGTCCAATAAGTTTTTAAGCGAATTAGTAGCTTATAGAACTTACGCAAAACATTTAAGCGCATTTAATCGAAGAGAGTCTTTAGAAGAAACTTTAAACCGTAACTTGACGATGTATCTGGAGAAATATCCAAAACTCAGCAGAGACATTATCAAAGCTTTTAAACAAGTTCATGATTTTAACGTAATGCCATCTATGAGATCTCTCCAGTTTGGAGGCGAGGCTATCTTTAGAAATAACGTTAGAATTTTTAACTGCTCTTTTGCCAATATCACCTATCCGAGGATCTTTGCTGAGGCTTTATTTTTGCTTTTGTCTGGAACAGGTTTCGGATATTCTGTGCAAAGGCATCACGTAAATCAACTACCAAGCTTGAGAAAACCTAAAGAAGAGGGAATTTACGTGGTTCACGACTCCATTGAAGGGTGGGCAGAGTCTCTCAACCAATTGATGTCAGCTTACTTCTTTGGTTCAATCAGACCTATTTTCGACTTTTCTAAAGTTAGACAAAAGGGATCTTACCTTGTTACCACTGGAGCAAAAGCTCCCGGTCCTGAACCTCTGAAAAAAATGCTAGAGAAGGTTGAAGAGATGCTTAAGTTTGCAATAGGCAGAAAACTCTCTTCCATAGAAGTTCACGACATTATTTGTTTAATCGCAGACTGTGTTCTTTCTGGGGGAATTCGTAGAGCGGCTCTTATATCTTTGTTTGACAGAGATGATAACTCAATGCTAACTTCTAAGCACGGTTCTTGGTGGGAGCGTTACCCTCACAGAGCAAGAGCAAACAACTCAGCCGTTCTTCCGAGAGGTGAAACGACTTTTGAAGAGTTTAAAAATGTTTATGACATGTGCATTGCTTCTAACGCTGGAGAGCCGGGATTTTTCTGGACAAACAACGTTGAATGGGGAACTAATCCGTGTGCAGAGATTGGACTTCAATCAAACCAGTTTTGTAATCTCACCACGACTAACCTCACTGGAATAAAGAACGAGAAGGATTTCCACAATAGAGTTTACGCCTCAGCACTGCTAGGAACTTTACAGGCTGGATTTACTGATTTTCCTTACTTAAGTGAGAAATGGAAGACGGTAACAGAGAGCGAAGCTTTGATCGGCTGCTCATTTACTGGAATTGCCGACGCAAGTAATTTGTCTGGAGACGAGCTTCAGAAAGCAGCCAAGCTAGTTTTAGAAGTTAATGAAAAGTACGCTAAAAAGATCGGAACAAACATTGCCACAAGAACAACAGCGATTAAGCCAGAAGGCACTGCCAGTTGTGTGCTTGGATCTAGCTCTGGAATTCACGCAAGGCACTCGGATTATTACCTCAGACGAGTAAGAATGAACAAGGACGACGAATTGGCTAGGTACTTGATGAAGGTTGTTCCTGAGCTTGTTGAGGACGATATCTTCTCTCCGAGCGGAGTAGTTGTGACTATTCCACAAGAATCTCCAGCCGGAGCTATCACTAGGCATGGAGAGACCGCAACAGACCTTTTTAACAGAGTTAAGCATTATTATAATAACTGGGTAGTTCCGGGGCATAGACAGGGAGATAATACTCACAACATTAGCTGTACCATCAACTACAAGCCTGAGGAAGTTGAGATTCTGCTTCACAGCCTTTGGAACGACAGATTCCAGTATGCTGCTGTAAGTTTACTCCCGTTCTCAGACACTATATACCAGCAAGCACCTTTTGAAGACTGTTCAAAAGAGCAGTTTGAGAAACTTGACAAGGTTGTTAAGGAAGTTGACTTGACAAAAGTTATAGAGATGGAGGATAATACCAACAGAGCTGAACAATTGGCTTGTAGCGGAGGGGTATGCCAGATAATATAAAAATACATTCTGTTATCCCAGATGATCTTTCAGATATTATTAAAAAAATAGCCCAAGATAAAAACTTGGGCTGTATAGACTACGAGAAGAATTATAGACTGTATAAAGTTGGGTCTAAAAAAAATGATGTGACTATTCAGTTAATAGAGAAGACTTGTGTTGGTTCTGGGGAAGTTAGAATAGTCGGAACAGAAGATGTAGCTTGCCTTTTTATCAGTTCTTTGAGAGAATGGTTTAGGACTAGCGAAATTGTTTCTTGTAAAAAAAAGAAAACTTTTATCAGTATTGAAACTAGAAATAGTATGTATGAGCTTGTGGAGGATGAATGAGAACTTTTATTATTTTATTCTTGCTTGGTTTTTTTGTATCTTGTTCTAGCAATAGGAGCATCGACAACGAGCCAGAGGAGTACACTTTTCCACCAGAATCTCCGGGGAGTTTACGATGATTTTTAAACATATTCGTATTTTTAATTGGGATTCTTCTGGATCATATATGAATGAGTCTTCTTTTGGTGGAGTAACTATAGCAGTAGAAGATCTTAAACCTTGGATATTGCAAACATTAAATCCGAGCGACTTCTTTGAGAAGAAAATTGGAATTGCTGTTTGTTCCAAGGAGGATAGATTCAATAAAAAGACTGGTAGAGAGTTAGCTAAGAGTAGGGCTAAATTGCAAAGGCTTACAGTTCAAAAAGTTGTAAAAGAGTTAGACAAGACAACTGTAGATATGCTAGACTCTACTGGTAATTCTTATACCTTTATTAAATATAATAATGCAAATTCTGTATTTTTTACAGGCTTTAACTTCAAGGATTCCTTTGAGTATTGATGTTTCATTTTCGGCTTTGGAATGCTTTGAGCAATGCTCAGAGAAGTACCGCCTTAGATATAGGGAGCGGCTAACCTCTGAGAAGATTGCCAGTCCACTATTCTTTGGCACAGCCATTGATGCTGCTGTTGAGCTTTTTCTGTTAAAGAGAAAAGTAAATCTAACCGAGAAAGAGCTTGACTTGCTTTTATACGAAGATGCCTACTCGATGTTCGATAAAACTATGCGTGAGCAAAATGGAGTATTGCTAGAAAGGAATCCTTTATGTGAGTACTTCTATTCTGACTTTGATCCAAACATCCTATTGCCTGAAGATTTTAAAGCACTTACAAAAGCTTACCCAAGTATTTCAGACTGGGAAGAATTCTTTGCCTATTGTAAGAAGTATATAAAAACCCATGGCGAACTTACCCAAGGTACGAAAATTGCTTTTAACAACTTATGCTGGCTTAGCCTTTATCGAAAGGGCGAAATGATGCTTAAGGCTTATGAAAGGGACATTCTTCCAGAGATTCAAGAAGTGTTTAACATACAGAAAGAAGTTCAGCTATTGAACGAATCTGGGGACAAGCTAAGGGGGAAAATTGACTTTATTGCGAGTTTTAAAGACGATCCTTCAGTCAGACATATTGTGGACAACAAAACATCATCAGAGCCGTACAAAAGCGATTCTGTGGCAAATAGCATTCAGCTTGCTATTTACTGCGAAGCTGAGACTTGTGATAGAGGTGCTTACGCTGTTATGGAGAAGAAGATCCGAGTCAAAGAACCAAAAGCAAGAACTCAACTTATAAAAGACTCCATTTCTGACGAGCAGAAGCAAAAAGTGTTTGACAAGTTAGAAGTTCAGCTTAATAATATTGCCTGTGAGGAATTTTCTAAAAAGGACTCACCCAAGGACTGTGCTTTTTTTGGAAAGCCTTGTGAGTTTTTTAATCTTTGTTGGCATGGGAGAATGGATGGACTCAAAAAACGCAATTAATATAGGGGATTATGTTTATTATAAAGATAGTGGACAGATAGTTTGCGACAACGACACAAAACTTCCGCTAAAAGTGATCAAATTAGTATTTTACTTCGAAAAAGACTCTGTGTTGTATGAAAATGGAGAGTGGGACTTTATAGAAGGTTTAGAAAGAGCTTCTCCACTACTTTTGGAGCTTATATGAATTATAAAGTTGGGGATAAAATTATTGATTTGCTAGAAGGTAAGAGTTATGTTGTAAAGTATGTACTAAACTCTTCTGTAGTGGTATGCTCTGGAAAAGGATATGACATGCCTTTAAGATTTGAGTGGATTGTGCCTTATTCAACAATTATGGAGGAATTGACATGAGTGATTTAGAAAAGAAATCAAAAAAAGAGCTTTTGGACATTATAGACCAGTTGAGAGAAAAGCTCGGAGGGATGAAGCAGGTAGAGGCTAAGCAAGATGCCTTAGAGCAAAGTCTTCCCGGCATTGGATTCTCTGTAATACAGGATAGAGACGGTAAGTTCAAACTGATAGAAATATCATTTGACTTTGATTCAAAAGCTGCTATTATAGGTAAAGTAGTAGAGACTAACTCAAATGGGTATGAGTATGCTCTTTACGAAGCAAAGAAGTTTTTGATTGATAGAGTCATGAACAAGAATAATTTAAACCATTTAAAAGGAGAATAAAAATGGACAAAGAATTTTCTAAACGATTAAAAAAGCTTGTGCCAGAGAATGGCGGTTTTGATCTCAGTTTCAATCTTTCTAATTCTGGACAGGCAGGTAAAGTAGCATCTACGCTAAATCTTACAATCTTTGCTCCGGGGGGAGAAGGTAAGGGTCCAGTTATTACTAAAAAGATGTCTATTCCAGCTATTGCCGCTACTATTGAAGAAGCCAATGTTGTTGCTTTAGAGAATACTCTTACGCTATTGGGGGTGTAGATGAATTTTATTAAGGTTAGTGTAGAAAAAACATTGCAAACATTGAAAGTTAAAGAAAATAGCATTAATTCAGAAATTTTATCAATTTCAAAAAAAATTGAACTATTGAATAATGAACTTTCTCAAATAAAAGATAATATTAACCAATGTCAAATTTTTTTAGGAGAAAATAATGAGTCAAATTTACAAAAAAATGTCTGAAGTTATGCGAGACATTGGTTCAGTTGGCAAAGACCAAAAGAATCAAGCTCAAGGTTTTAAGTTTCGTGGAATTGATCAGTTTGTTAATTCTCTTTATCCAGCTCTAACTAAGCATGGGGTTTTTATGGCTCCTCGTTGTGTAAGTGAACAGCATGAGTTAAAAGAAGTTACTAGAGGTTCTGGTAAAGCTGGGGTCGATAAACATGTTACAATTCTAATGGAATATGATTTTTTTGCTGAAGATGGTTCTAAGGTAACTGTAGGACCAATTCCAGCAGAGGGATTAGATTCTGGGGATAAGGCTACAAATAAAGCTTTATCTGCTGCTTTAAAATATGCACTTATTCAAACTTTTGCCATCCCAACAGAAGACATGGCAGAGGCTGATCTAGAGAGTCCTGAAATTGGAAGACGTTCTTCTAACATTACTGTTTCTGCACCTACAGTAAATAATGTTGACAAGTTGGAGGCAACTGCGGTAGAATCTACTTCAGCTGCTAGTAGAGGTTCTTTTAGAAAGAATTCTACTAAGCCTGTAACAACTTCAATTCCTTCAGGAGATCTGTAATGGATAATATAGGTAAGGTTGTTTCTAAAAAAGAAGTGACTGAGACTTTGGTTAGAAATATTGTTGGAGATCAAGAAGAGTTTAAAGACTCTATCTCAATTCTAAGTCATGGTCAAAAAAGTAGGCTTATAAATGCAATGGCTATGTATCCGCTGGTTGATACTGAGTTTGATCAGTCAGAGCCAGAGCTTAGAGTTTCCCTGACTGTTTGGAAGCGTATCTCAGACAGTCTAGTGGCTTTAGGAACAGAGGCGGCAATTGAAGGCATTATCAATGGTTTTTCAAGAGAACAACAACAAAACGAACTTAACGGTTTAATGGGAGGAGAAAATGGCGAAGCAAAAGAGTAAGTACGCAACAGTTGGAAGTTTAATTTTCCAATCACAATTTGACGAAGAAGGTAATAGGCTAGAAGGTGAGTATAAGACTGACGATAAAGGTCGTAAACTTTATGCTCTAAAATTAGACAAGAATACTGAGATTATTATTAATGGTGTAAAAATGAGCGGCAAGACTCTTTATGTGTCTCGTCCAGAAACAAAGCTCAGTAGACTGTTAGATAAAGGCATTATAGATAAAAAAGAGTTCGAGAAGAAAGTTGCCGACTACTCTCCCGGTGGGCGACTTGAGTTTGTGCAGATGGAAATAACTGCAGATCTCGAAAAATAAAGAGGGGGGCCGAGAGGCCCCTTTCCTTTTGGAGGATAGGTGAAGTTTAAAATTGGACAGTTCAGACAGGCTCATGAAAAGTTTGTGCAAGAAAGGTACAGAGAAGAAGGTATAAACTCTCTGGCTTTATACTCAACTGTTAGCTTTTGTCCAATACTGGCAGCTTACATCTTCTGCAAAGAAATAGATCCTGAAAATGAAGAATTGACGAAAAGAATAGAAAATGTTAAGCTCTTTTACGACGTAAGGGAGATCGAAGAATAATGAAAGTTGAAATTGGAACCTATCTCATTATCAAAAAAGCCTCGTGGACTAAATTAAATGAACAAATTTTAATAATACTTTCCTTTGATGAGGAAGATGTTTATTATAGGTATGTTAATGAAAAAACAGTTAGGCAGAGGAGTATGTTTAATTTTTGTGACGTGGAGTTAGTTCCTTTAACAACTTTAACAGAAGAATTACTATAGGGAGAAAGCATGATGACAAGTTTTGCGGATAAAAGAAAGAGTCAGATGGGCGTTAGATCTATGGCTGATCTTAAGAGAACTGGTAAAGTTACAGGAGGCTTAAACACAAAGCTTTTCGTAAATGGTCCAGAAGAGTTTGATTGTCTAAGGAATAAGTGGAGTAGACAAGAACTTCTTGGTGTTATTGGAGATTCTGGAGTAGGTAAGTCAGAAGTTGTTCTTTACTTCTTCAAACACATTTTAAAGAATAATCCAGACTCTTGTGCCGTGTATGTTTCCTTGGAAATGACGGACGAGAAAATTTCTCAACGCTGGTTTAAACTGACAGAAGATTGTCCTGAGATTTCCGAAAGACTTTATATTATTTCTCGCTATGATGAAACTGGAAAGTCTCGTGAAGTATCTATGGGCTGGATTAAGAAAGAGCTTTTAAAGTATCGTGAGGTCATTGGGGATGTTGTCACGTTCGCAGTTGACCATATTCACTGTCTGGGGGAAAATGACCCTTCCACTCTAAACTCAATCATGATCACTCTCAAGGAAATGGCTGTTGAGCTTAACGCTTTTGGTATTCCAATGGCGCAGGTTAATAAGGGTGCTGGGCAGAAGGGAGAAGTTCCTCTAGACGCAGATGCGGTTCTTGGTTGTAGCCAATTTAAGTACATCGCATCAGATATTATGCAGATTCACCGTCCCATTCTCAGGCTGGAGGAAGAAGCTAAAGTAAGTGTTATGTCTTGGGGTTATTGTAAGATTCGTGAGTCTTCCAAGGATGACAAAGTTAAGCGTGGGCAGAATAAACTTCTTGCTTATGACATTGAGACGAGAGGATTCAGAAAAATGACTCACCCAGAGTATTCGACTTTCAAGATGTTTTATAACGAGCTTCTTGCTATGAAGTCTGCAGAAGAAAAACATAAAGCTCATACTTATGACTTGATCAAAGAAGTTATAAGTCCAAATGGTAAAGTTGTTACAATTACTGAGAAGTTTAGTGGAGATTCTGGAGATCTATGAAAATAAAAGAATTAGTAGTTAATAAGTTATATAGAGCATCTACTTGGTATGGTATCAAAGTTATAGCTTTTAGTGGTATAATTGTGAGTGATATAGGTCCATATAGGAACAGATTATGTTTTATAGAACTTACTACTAATGAAAAATGGTACTATGCGCAAGTAGACGATATTAATGTTCCTGTTGAAGAACTATCATCACTGGAGTTTGAGCTATGGTAGAGTCTGGGGATTTGTATAGAAGTATAAAGTATGGTATGCTAGTTGAGGTAATTAGTGTGGATGAGGTTTATACCATTGTAGCTTTAGGTTGTCCAAAAGTTAACAAAGCGATGAGACTCATCCTGCATCAAAACACTGACACTTTTACCAGAGATTTCGCTAAACTAAGTTCTTTGGAGTTGGAGTTGCTATGAGAATAAGCGTATTCCCTAAAGTTAATTTTTTGCCTAAGAACAAGGATGAAAAAGCTTTGCAATCAAGGCTGGCTTCTAACCCTAACCTTCCGCAAGAAATGCTTGTAAACACAGAGGAGGATCTGATCAAAGCAGTCACTTCCTACGGCTGGAGTCCGAGCATTTTCTCTGGAGTTAGACATAATGACAACTTCGTGTCCACTGACTTCATGAGTCTTGACATTGACTCCGGGCTGCTCATTGAAGACGCTGAAAAGCGTGTGCAGAAGCTGGGACTAGCTTGCTTATGCCTTCCAAGCCCAAGCCACACGTCAGAAGCTCACAGATTTCGTTTAATAATCCCGCTCGCAAAAACTATTTTGAACTACGAGGATTTTGACGCTACTTGGGATTGGTTACAGAGTCAATTTCCAGAGCTAGATACTCAATGTTCTGACTACGCTCGTTGGTATGCCCCTTCTAAGATGGACGACGGTTTTTGGCAGGATGGGGATTTTCTTGTGCCAAAGAAAGCAGCTCCAGTTGTTGCGTCTCCAAACGCTTATAAAGAGACTCAGGTTGAGGTTCCGGACGATCTGAAGGATATGGTTAAGTTTCTTTACGGAAAGGAAAGAGAGGCTATTCCAGAGGCTGTGGAGTTCTTTCTAACAAACGCCCACACAGGCTTATCTGGACTTTGGATAAACGCCCTGAACAGTTGCGTGTTTTCTCTTGCTTTATCTGGAGTTGATGCTACAATTATCGAAGAGGTTATCCAGAAGGTCGCTCCAAGTGAGCTGGATAGTAAAGACACCTACCAAATCAAAAGGGCTATTAGAGATGGAACAAAAGCTAGAAAAGATTTGTAAAGTTAGGGATCTAAAAAAAGGATTTAGATATAACATGTCACACTCAGGACACCATCACTTTTGCTTCGTTGTTGAGTTGGTTGGAGATTCTGGTGACATTTATGTTAGATATTTAGATGGAATTGTTGGCTGTTTTAGGAATCCTGATATGGTGGTTTTTGAACATCCATATTCTTCTTTAGAAAAGGAGTTGTTATGAAACAAGGGCTTGTTGACTATAATGACATCTCTTTTGAAAAACTGACTCTAAATTTAGAATTAGAGTGTTTAACGGATGATGTATTACTAGATGAATGTAATCATATTCTGAGCGGAAAGTATGAAAGCAGAATTATGGATGATATTCTTGTAAGTTATTTTAAAAATGGTAAGATAACTGAAGAAGAGAGAAAGAAAGCTGAAGGCTTGTATTTACTAGCCAATGGAGATCTAGCTTGGGAAATCTAAAAGATTACAAACTTATAACTCAGCAAAACCTATCTCAATTTATCTCAGAACTTAACTCCCACGACATTGTGGCTTATGATACAGAAACTACTGGGTTAAATGTTCGCAAGGATAAAGTCATTGGCTTTTCAGTTTCCTGTATTGAGGGTTCTGGCTGGTATTTGCCACTACATGTCTGGAACAAAGAAACACAAGAGCTTGTGCCCCAAAGCTGGGAATTATCCATCGCAAAGGACATTCTCTCCAGACTTAGCTTAAAAAAACTCATAATGCACAACGCAAGCTTTGACGTTAGAGTTACTGCCAATAACCTTGGGATAAGCCTTATTTCAGCTTTACATGCTGATACTCAGCTTATGAAACATACACTTGCTGAAGAAGGTCCGTTCGCTCTGAAAGAGAATGCTATTATTTATGCCAAAGAAATTGGCTTGGATTCTCAGGATGCTGCCAATCAAGAACAGCTTGATCTTGAGGAGAATGTTAAAGCTAACGGTGGACGCTGGGTTAAAGAACAAAAAGATATGTATAAGGCTGATTTGGAGGTTTTATCCAAGTACGCTATTGCCGACACTGATATTACCTTGCGCCTATTCAACTACTTTGAGACTCAGCTTATTGAACAAGAATTGCACACACTTTTCTATGAAGACGAGGTAATGCCTTTGTATAAGCTTGTGACGATAAAAATGGAACACAGAGGTGTTCACTTAGACATGCCTAAGCTTGAGCAGTATCTAAAAGAAATTAGTGATGAGTTGGAGCGTTGTGAAGAGAAAGTTGTAGATGCAATTATGAAAACTGCGGAGGCTCAAAAATTTGTTAGAGATTTAGTCAATGAAGAATTTCCTGTTAAACCTACTGGAAAATTTGCACAGAAGTTCTGTGAGATACTAGAGTTAAATCTACCTAAACTAGCTAGTGGAAAATATCAGATTAACAAGAAAACTGTAGCTTCTCTAAATACTAGTATTCCAGAAATTTATAATGCTTATAAGTTTCTTTCAGAAGGAGCTGTTTCTAATTTCCATTCTCTTTTCTGGCAAAATGTTCAAATGGACTGTCTTTATGAAACTCAGGAGTATCCTGTCAACATTGGATCAAAAGATCAGCTAGGAAAGATTGTATTTGATTATATGAAGATTGAACCATTGACTAAAACTCCAAGCGGTAAGGGTCAGTTTAATGAGGATTTTGTCGAGCATTTAGCTGAGAAGTATGGTTTTACTTGGGCTAAAGAATTAAGAGTGTTTAATAAACTTACTAAAATTAAATCTAGCTATTATGATAGATTTATGGAAAAGCAAGAAGAAGGAATCTATTATCCTACCTTTAAACAACACGCTACCACTTCTGCAAGATATGGAAGCGATTTTCAGCAATTACCAAGACCAAAGGAAGACGAGGATGGCTCAACTGAAGATTCTAGAGTGTTATACTTCAATAACACTATTAGATCACTGGTTATACCTAAATCTGGCTACGTGTTCATTGACGATGACTATGAGTCTTTAGAACCACGAGTATTTGCCGACGACGCTGGAGATCAGGCATTAATCGACATTTTCTTAAAAGGCGAAGATTTTTATTCCAAGGTTGGGATTGGTGCGGAGAAACTTGAAGGTGTTAGTGCTGACAAGAAAGCTGCTAACTTTTTGAAGAATGTTAACCCAATAGCTAGACAAAACGCTAAGGCTTACGCGCTAGGTATTAGATATGGAATGAAAGACGTTAAACTATCTTATACGCTTAATATTTCCAAAGAAGAAGCTCAGACTATTATTGACAACTACTTTGATTCATTTCCCGGACTTAAGCAAGCTATGGATAATTATTTGACTGAAGTTAAGAGAAACGGCACAGTTACTTCAAAGTTTGGAAGAGTTAGACATTTACCAAGAGCTAAGGAAATTTATAGAAAGTTTGGAGATTCTATTTTAGATTTTAAAGCCTTGCCTAAGTTATGTTTTAAGCACAAACTTCCCATGGATGAGTTAAAACTTGTGCGAAAAGAATATAACAATTTACTTAACAACGCTTTAAACTTTCCAATTCAGTCTGCTGCGGCAAGTCTTGTTAATCGCGCAGCAATAGCTATGTCGCGAGAATTTTTAGCAAATGGATTAGATGCTTGGGTTAGTCTCCAGATCCATGACCAGCTTGTTGTGTCATGTCATAAAGATTGTATTGACAAAGTTAAGCAAGTGGTGCAAAATTGCATGGAGAATACTAATAAACTGGCTATGCCTTTAATTGCTAAGCCAGAAATAGCATATAACCTTAAGGACGGACATTGATATGAAATTAAAAATTGGTGATAAAGTAAAAATGACAAAAAAAGGCTTTAAGTTTTATTCTAACATCGATATAACTTTTGATACGTCCAGTCTTGCCGGCATAATGGAATATAAGCATTTTACTCAAGCTGTTTGCGAGCTTTTTGCTATTCACGGAGTTGGTACAGTTGTTAGATTTAATGATGAGGGTGTGCCTTACATTCGCTGGAAATATCGTTTAGATGGAATTAAGTATCACTATCAGCATTACTTCCAACCAGAAGACGTAAAGAAACTGTCATTGTTGGATAAGTTCATTTTTAAAATCCAAGGGCGTGTATGATTATATTACTGAAAGTTTTAATTGGATTTTTTATAGGAAGTTCAGTGGCAACTTTTACGAAAGAAAGAAACTTGCCAATGGCTTTAGGTCTAGTCTTAGTGATAATACTAACTCTATCTGCCGGTTCTGTTGTTGACTATATTCTAACTTGATTTAAGGAGTCGTTGTGGTTAAATACCTGTTAATGCTTGTTATGGGCTTTTTAATGTTTAGTCAGCTATTTATAAGAATACTGATGTTTGTAATGTCTACAGCTCTTATTACAGTGCTAACTTTTCCACGATTCTTTGGAGTTATCATTATAATCTTTTCAATACTACGCTTGCATAAAATACACAGGTCAAAAAATGAAGACAATTACTAAATACAAGAATTTATTACTAGCTAGTTTAATTTTCTTTACAGCTGGTTATTTTATAACTCCAAAAAAAGAAACGGTTAAAGAAGTTGTAAAATACGTAACCGTGGAAGTTGAAAAGAAAAAGACTAAAAAAGTAACAACTGTGAAAGAAAGTACTTCAAAAGATGGGTCTTCCATCAAAGAAACCACTGTTGTAGAAGATAGCAGTAGTGAGACTTCCAAAGAAACTTCCAGAATATCTGAGAAGACTTCCACCAGTAGGGGGGTGGCTGTGGGGCTACTTGCCATAAAAGATCTGAACGCCTTTTCCGACAAGCCTGAGTTTGGGGCGGTTGTGTCTGTCCCGATCATTGGTAGGTTATCCGCTATCGCTTCTGCCGACACCACAAAGAGAGTAGGCTTAGGGCTATCTTTGGAGTTTTAATGGAGTGGTGGATTGATCCGGACGAGTATGTTCAAGAGCCTGTAAAAACCTCCTCAAAAGATATTGATTGGAATCAAAAGATGTGCTACCATGAATGGAAGTCTACCGTGTTAATTATTAGCGTTGTTTACGACTGTGCTAAGTGCGGAGTTAAAAAAGAAAAGTACGATGAGTGGAAAAAGCAAAATAGCTAGGTTGAAAAAACATACTATGTGGTTTGATCCTTTCTGTGAGGATTTCTATGTCGTTTTAAAAAAATACGGAGCTAAAGTAACAATAATCTTTATGACCGATAACACTCCCATAAAAGTACGAACTTGTGATTGCCTTGAAGATAAATTTATAAAAAAACTTTCCCCTTTGGAGATTGAACTTCTATGAGTGACTATATGGACAAGTACGGAATGTATCACGACAAGCCGTGTGTTGCGGGCGAACCAAAGTCTAACAACGCTTGGATATACACTGCCTATGCCGAGAAAGGCAAGCTTCCTTTAGATAAGGATCTCATTGAGGTTACTTTCAAAAAGTGTATAATTCCGACTACAGAACTAACCGCTGGTTTTTATCTGATAAGAACTCCGTACAAATCTTGTCCTCCAATTTCTCGTGACGAGATTCTTGGAATGGCTTCCTTGGGCTTTTTAAAGCCTGAGCATTTAACCGGGTGGAGCTTCTCCCCTTATGAAGTTCCTAAGTTCAATTTAATAAAGACAATTAAGCAATTACTAGAGCTTAGAGGAAAGCATCGTAATTACTTCTGGCAGAATAATATGGATCAAATTTATAGATTTGCTTTTTCGGTTCCTCTGCAGGACAGGCACTTCATTCTCCAGACATGGGGTAAGTTTAATCCCTTCTACTGGCTTGTGGCTAAAATTGATGCTATGTTTGAGGCTAAGAGCGGAATGGATTGGCTCAAGTACAATAAAGGTTTGGAAGTTATGAAAGAAGAATTTCCAGAAAATCATCCACTGAGGTCAGTATGAGTTTAAAGTCTAAAGCTTTTATTTACAGATTTTCTGCTATATTTGGATTAAGAATTTACCTCGCTGATAAAGAAGAACAAGCTTACATAAATTCTTTAGAGGACTTAGATCAGTTTGAAGAAGGTTGTTATAGAGGTGTGTGGCAAGGTAAACACGGCTTTACCACTGTATGGACTTATAAAATGCCGTGGTATAAAACTATTGTTGTAAATACTAGGCATGCGTTTGATTTTAGGAGTTATGAATGATTAGTTGGAAAAAAGGCACTTACAAGAAACTTTCCAAATATTTCTCCAGCAAGGAATTTGAAAACTCCACAGACAAAGAGTTTTACGTTGATCCCGTTCTGTTGGAAAAGCTTGATCTTGTCCGAGAAGAGTTTGGCGAGTCTATCACCATCACTTCTGGATACCGCTCTCCGGCTCATAACGCTAAAATTGGCGGATCTCTTTCCAGCCAGCACTGTTTAGGAAAGGCGGCAGATATACGTCCTTCTGCAAGCTCTAAAGAAAGTCTTGACAAACTTTATTTAATATGCGAAAAATACTTTGAGGCAGTTGGTGACGGAAGAAATAAAGGATTTGTGCATGTTGATGTACGAACAGGAAAAAAGAGAAGATGGAATTATTAAAATGAAGCACGAGCAGTATTTGGCTAAGAGAATTAAGCTCCAAATGCTTCAGGCAAAGCTACAGTTCGTGCAAGTGGTAATTCAGGCAATAACATTAATTGCTACTTTAATTTTATTAGGAAATAAGCTATAATGGTAACAATGGTTGTTGTGGGTATATTGTTAGTTTTAAATATGCTTCTAACGCATCCAGATAGAATAGGAAAGTTATACTCTTGGATTTATAAAGCGTTGATAAAGCCTAAGTTTAAAGTTGGGGAATTTGTGTTTATTAATGATTTAGAATTTGAAATAGTCTATATAACAAAAGAACAAAGACCTTACACGTATCTTTGCATTCCTGTTTATAAAAAAACATACGGAGTTCAGAATTATTATCACGAGTCAGAAATTAGAAAAAAGACTGGATTATTAAAGGAGTTAGAGTGAGCAAGCAAGCTTGGAAAGTAAGTGAGATAAACTTTGTATTAAAAGAATATAAGAAGGGTTTTTCTAGATTTGAAATTGCTAAGAAGTTTAGAATTAAGTATGACTACGTACGTTCTCCAGATTCTATTAAACACGCTATTGATGTTTATGGCATGGACATTGAAAAGGAACTTCCTAGAGTTCTTTTGGTTGACATCGAAACGAAGCCAAAGAAATCTTGGCACTGGGGAGTTTGGCAACAGAATCTAAGCTATAATATGATGATTGAGGATGGAGCTATTCTTTCATGGTCTGCTAAGTGGATTGGAGAAAAGGATATTTTCTACAAAGATCAGCGTGGTAATGAAAAGAATCTAATGAATGAGAAAGAGCTTTTAAAACCGTTAGTTACTCTTATGAGTGAAGCAGACATTATTATTTGGCAAAACGGTGATGGGTTTGATTATGGAGAAATTAATAATAGAATAGCAGAGCATAAATTGCCCGTGCCAGAAAAGTATGAAACAATTGATACTAAGAAGGTAGCTAAAAAACACTTAAGACTGCCGTGGTATAGCTTAGCCTATATGACTGAACGTTTTAACAAGAAATATAAAAAGCAAGATCATAAAGAATTTCCCGGATTTGCTCTTTGGGATGAAACCATGAAGGGTAATAAAAAAGCATGGAACTGTATGAAAAAATACAATGAGTTTGATGTTTTAAGTATGGAAGAACTTTTTGTAGATACCTTGGCTAAGTTTGCAAGAGGTAATGCTAGAGTAGCAAACGCTATGAGAGCTTTCAATGCCGCAAAAAATAGAGGCTAAAAATGGCTAGTAAAAAGTTTGTGACGAGGTTAATTAAAGGTGCTGAATGGCACTTTTATCTCGAATCATCAACAACCTATGTAAGAAAGCATGGGTCTGATTCTGAGGCTATTACCTACCCAAAAGAGAGGGAGGTTTACTTCAATAAACCGTACTTCGACACTAACGTTGTTAGGCACGAGCTTTTTCATATCTTTGTTCACGAAAGCAACACAACATCTTCTCCAGATTTTACAAAGGATGACATGGAGGATTTAGGTGCTGAGATAGTTGGAGAGTCGGCTCCGTTGATAGTGCAAGAGTCTGATTTTATCCACAATAAACTTTTAATACTGAACAAAAAATGAAACTCATAGCTAAAATTATTTTCAAAATTCATAAAATGGTGTATCATTATCCTGCTAGGTCTGAAGTTAGATTATCTTTAGATGCTGATGATGGTATAGGAGTTGATTGGTTTGTTGGAATGTTGTATATATGCGGTCAGCCCATAGAAAGTATAGCCGAGGATTTGCAAATTAGTAGGGATGAAGTCAGACGAATATTAAACAAGCTAGTGAAGGACTTAAAAATATGAGAATAGCTACGTCTTCTGGATATTGCGATGTTGGTGGAGCTGTTTTATTAAATGTTAATGGTAGACAAAAAATAGGAAAATTATTATTTGTAGATCCAGTTAGCTTCTTATGTGATGTGTATGTTAGCGATAGTACGGGAGGGTATACTATGAGATTTAATGCTACTGAGTTAGAACCATATCTTTCTGAAGACACACTATCTGAGCAAATTAAAAAGCCAGAGCGTTATAATAAGCGTGGCAAGTTGGAATGTTGGGATGTAATCCTTGACCAAGAAATGAACTTCTTGGAAGGCTCAGTTCTTAAGTATCTGTGGCGTTATAAAGAAAAGAATGGCATTCATGATTTAGAAAAGGCTAAAGTGTATATTGATAAGCTTATTTCAGAGGTTGAAAAGAAATGAACGATAAAGACAAAGAAGCTTTTGAGAAGTGGGAGCTAGATTATTTTGGACAAAATGATAATTGCCCTCACTATATGTTACATATCAAAAATACATGGCAAGCCGCTTGTGAGTATAAGGATGCTGAAAACAAAAAGCTACGTGAAGGTTGCTGTTGCAGCGCAGAAGAACAATACACTTGCGTAAAGTGTAAATGGGAACGGCATGAGGCTGATTAAATGCACAACCAGCTTTATGATTGGCTTTTACATAGCTTTTGTCTTGACCCTTTCTGTGACTGGATATATTATGGTTACGGAGTTTGTATCTAAGACTAGTCTAAAAACAAATATTGTTTATATTGATGGGAGGGTGTACGATGTTAAAGAGCGCAAGTGAGATAGAAGGTATTTATTACTCTACAAAAACTGGAAGAGTTTTTGAAACTGTGCGAGATGGGCATGGTTTTGTTATCATTAGATATTGCGATAACGAATATCCGGAGTTTGGACCGTGTGTAACAGAGGATGTTTTTAAAATACAGTACGTGTTAGATATATACGAAGACGTAATTAATTATTGCCACGAAGGTATTTAGTGTCTGCTATAGCATTTCTAATTTGTATTCTATGTTTGGTTTATGTTTACGCTAAGCAAATTGTAAAACATAAAGAAACCATAGACTCTTACAAAAAGCAATTAGAGGCTTATAAAAAGCTTGTGCCAGATTACGGCTCAATTATCCCCATGGCTCATTTCCGAGAGATTGTTGGGGAAAAAGAAGCTAAGATACACCATCTTAAAGAAGACTATTCCAAGATTGAAAAAGAGCTTTCTGATCTTAAATCCCAACAACAAAGTAAAAGTGTGAGACTTGGATTAATTTCTGAGAATGTTCTTCCATTTCATGAAGATTTTAAGTACAATGTAAAAGATCTCGTGCCGATGTTTCGACCAATCGATTACGTCGTTTTTTCAGAGGATGAGATTGTGTTTCTTGAGATAAAGGTTGGGACGAGCCAGCTTTCAGAGAAACAAAGAAATATACGTTCTTTAATCCAACAAGGTAAAGTTAGGTTTGAGGAGCATAGAATTAACGAAAATGGTTATTCCGTAAAGGAGAGTCATGGGAAGGAATCGCAAGGCTAACCTAGAGTTTGAGTACGCACTTGAAAGACAAGTTAAGGATTTAAAAGAGGAAAATGCTAAATTAAAAAAGTTGTTGCGAGAAAAGGAAAAAACTGGTAAAGTTGAAAAAGTTGAGACTCCCAAGATTAAGAAGTCTGTTGAAAAGGAATGTCCTAGTTGTGGGGCTAAAGTTAAAGTTTCTCTATTACCAATGGGATCATTAGAATTATGCGGTGCTGCTTGTGGGTACAGAGCTGTTATAAAAAATAAAAAGGAAGACTGATGAAAAAAGATATGGGAATAAAAGTTAAGTTGGATCAAATCATAAATAGCGAAGCTTTAGACGCTTCTAGTAGAGAGTGGGTAACTGCTAAAAAAGCAACTATATTAGCTAACAACCAAGGAACTTTGATAGAAGCAGAGGAAGGCGGCTTGTATTTAATTCCAGTTGGACTTTGGTTTAGAAGTAGTCTTTATAATAAAGGTCTATCTCAGGTTGATGATTTTAATAGACTGCAAGATCTTGGTCTTACTGCCATAAAAGATAAATTAGTTAGACATCAAGAAAAACAGGAAAAGAAAGAAGCTCCTGTTAAGGAAGTGGGTAATAAAAATGGACAAGAGATTCGAAGCCAAAATAATGTCAGCCCTAAGAAAGCTGACAAAACAGTGGCCCCCAATATTGAAAGCGAAAAAAAAGACTAAAATAGGCCCTGAATTACATCAGTGTCCTTTATGTGATCAAATAATTTACACTGGTAAAAGATCGATTGAGCTTATTCAAATAGAGCATCCTACTGCCATTGCTGGTAGAATGGACGCTGATCATATACAACCAGTTGTAGCGGTCGAAGACTCTGGAAAAGAAAAAGACTGGAACAAAATAATCTCCAGAATGTTTTGCGAAGAGGATAATGTCCAGAATATTTGTTGGATTTGCCACAAGAGCAAGAGCTTAGAAGAACGTGTTGACAGAGTAAAGGCTAGGAAGGAGAATAAGAAATGACTGACGAAAAGCTCATTCGTGACAAGATTGCTGACTTTGTATTGAAGGAACGAGGGGAAACTTTAAACACTAGAATTGCGTCTCAGGAAGAATTGCTTGGATTTATAAAAAACAAAGTGTTGGAAGAAGCGAACGAAGTTGTAGAAGCAAAGAACGTAGAAGAGTTGGCTGAAGAAATCGGAGATCTTTTAGAGGTTATAAAGGCGTTAGCTATCAACCAAGATATAGTTGACTTAGTATTCTCAAAAAGGGAAGCTAAGTTCTTAGAAAGAGGTGGATTTGAGAACGGAGTTATTTTAGTAGGAGGTTGTAAGAAATAAATATTGTTTTTTCTTACATGCTATGATATAACTTAGACACAAACAATTACGTTTGTTTTTTTATTATTGGAGAATTCATGATTAAGTATTTGTTAGTATTGGCATTGCTCTGCAATATTGCTAATGCCGCACCTGTAAACATTACACTGACAGAAAACAATTCTGTTATATTTAACGATCAAGTAACTTCAGAGCTTGTGTCTAAGAAGACTTTAGAGATCATGTCCAAGTCTTTAAAAGCATCTCCTATCTATTTAGTTCTAGATACTCCCGGAGGTTCAGTAACAGCTGGCTTGCGATTTGTAGACTCAATTAAAAGTTTAGGAATTCCTGTCCACACTATCACAATCTTTGCTGCTTCCATGGGATATCAGTTTGTTCAAGAGCTGGGAACTCGGTACATTATTCCTTCTGGGACTTTGATGAGTCATCGTGGTTTCTTAAGCGGAGTGTCCGGACAAGTTCCCGGAGAGCTAAATTCTAGAGTGAATCATATCCAGTCAATCCTGTCTGGAATGTCAGAACGAGCCTCTAAGAGAGTTGGAATGACCAAAGAAGCTTATGACGCTGCTATTGTGAATGAGCTGTGGCTTAATGGGAATGAAGCTGTAGACAAGAAACACGCAGATGCTTTGGCTAACGTAAAATGTGCTGATAATCTCCTGAGAGAAACTTACGAACAAGATGTTAGAACTCCGTTTGGTATAGCAACTTTACAATTTTCTAAGTGTCCTTTAATCTCAGCTCCGCTAAGTTTTAAGTTTAACAGAAGTGTAAAGCCTGAGGAGATCGAAAAAATTAAAAGAGCTGTAGAATTAAAAAGAAAGAATTTGAATTTAATTTTTTAAGGTGCTATAATGGAAAAGTCTATAGAGGAATTGTTAAAGCTAGTTCAGGAAAAGTCAACTTCTAAAGTAAAGGCTAAGTCTGAAAATAGAGATGTTCTTGATTTTATTAACGAATTGGAAATTCAATCAGGAACACAGGCAATACCAAACTATTTGATTTTTTATATTTACAGATCAATCTGGAGAGTGGATCAGCCAAAAAGAAAAGCAAAGAAGATAACTTTCTTTCAGACTTTTGGTAAACACTTTCCAGATTATCGAAGAAATAACCAGAGATATTACATGCTTAAAGAAGGTCTATTTGAAGTTAACGAGGAGTTGCTAAAAGCTGCAAAACAATATGACAAACAACATTGGAAAAGTAAAAAAGCACAAAAGAAAGTTTCAGAACTTGAGTAAGAAAGGAGCCAGATTACATAGGCAAGATTTTATAGAATCTGAATATGTAAATGGAGTTTTTAACTTAGACGGAGAGCGTGTAATACGCCCTTTAAACGCAGAAGAAAAAGAATTTCTAGATTCCTATTATAAAGAGTTTGTACATTCTACTTTTGTCACAGATTCTGAGTCTAATCATCTCTTTAAAATAGCTAAACGAATGACAAAAAATCCTGAGAATGTTAGGTTTTTTAACGAGAATGGATTCTTTCCTGAAGATGTCGAAGCCGCAATTGTTAAGTTTAATGAAAAAAGTAAGGCTCTGGGAAATCTGGCATATAGCTTTTGGGACCAAAGAGAGATAAACTCTGACGACTATAAAAGACGTTACGACATCCAGAATAACTGCACCAAGGGAATTACAGTTGAATCTTTTGAAGAAATCCAGTACGTCTCTAATTCTGATGAAATAACAAATACTACAATTGAAGATCTTATTACAGAAAGCGAGGAGTGATGCATTTTAAAGTCAAAAAAGACCAAGAAACTA